GCCTGCTTCGCGTAGAGTTGTGTGTCTATGGTGTCGAAATTGGTATTTAATTTCCCGCCCCAAGTATCTGCTGAGGCCCCGACCTCGGGCTTCGTCAGGCTGTAGTGCGTAGTCGTGCCGTCAGCCATCTATGTCCCCGCCTCAATCTGTGTCATGGTGCGCTGATGCGATCCTTGTTTTTCGTGTTGCTACTTGCCGCCTGTTCACAGCCAGCGCCCCAGGCGCGTCTCATCGGGCCACAGATCGCAGATCCGCAGCATGTATGTTCAGTCACCGGCCAAGAGGGGGCAATCTTCACGCTCTCAAGCGGTGAAGTGTTCATCGAAGAAACCGGGCGATCCTGCGACTACAGAGCTACTCGGGCCGCGTTATTGGCCGAGAGCGCGCCCTAAGCGCGTCCAGCATGGGATCGCCTTGCGGCTGTATGCCTAGGCGAGCGAAGAGACCGGGTCGCTGCACGCGGTTTTCCCGCGCCATGGCTTGCCGTGCGAGCAGACTTGCTTGAGCCCAAGTCGGTCCTTGCTGCTGTGCATTGAGTATGTCGGCCATCGCAGCCGGCACAGGCGGCAGCTTCGCCGGCCCGATCTCCGTCTGCGTCATCGCCGTCTGCGGGTCACGGTAATAGCTCGCATCGCGTGTATTCTGGATCGGGCGGGCGTCCGCGAATTGATCGCCGCCGCCATCGAACGGCGAAAGCGTCTGATGCGGCCCCGTCCGAGATTGCCATTGATCGAACTGCTCGTCTTGCATTGGACGCGCATCTTGCCCGTTGGCGTCTGCAAAGCTCATCACCGGCGCGGGCTGCGCTGGCGGGTTCTCCAGGCGTGACAGATAGCCGGTTGGCCCCATGGGCTGCTGACGCTCAGGTGCGCGCCTACGGGGCAGCGTGGCCGCCGACATGGGCCGCCCCGGCGTGGGCCGCGCATTGGCGATCCGGGGCACGTCGCGGTGCGCCTGGGGATTGCGCAGATAGTCGAGCAGCGAGGGGCCCCTCATGGCCGCTTCCTGTTGCGTCCGGTCTGTGCGCCCGCTGCGGAAGCGGCGACGCGGGAGGTGCGAGTGTTGCTGTTCCGCATCGTCTCAAGGCGGCGCAATTCCGCGATCACTTGATCGGTGAATTCTTTCGCGCTCGCGCCTTCATCGATCGGGCGCAGCAACGCCTCGCCCACGCGATTATCCGATTGCTCCAGGCGATGGCCAACGGCTGCGTCAACACCGCGCCGGGCGAGGCGACCGATCGCCGCAATAGGATTGCCGCTCGCGGCGTGGCCGCCGGCCTCCATGAGCGCGCGCGAATTCTGATCGTCGCCATGCGTGAGATTCGAATAGGTCTGCGACCCAGTCCCCCACTGCCCAGCATTGCGCATCAGGCGGTTTTGCGTGTTGAGCGTATCGAGGAAGTGCACCGCCTGGTCTGGGCTATCGAAAGCCGCCGCCACGCGGGCCTGCATCTCGGGCGAACCCAAGACCTCGGCCACATTGCGATTACCGTTCACCGAGCCGCGCAAGCCAAGCCGCTGATGCAGCTCATGCGCCAAGCCGATGCGCGCATGATATTGCGCAAACGGCGTCATCTCGCCCATGGCGGCGCGGACCTCATCTGAGGACATGCTGAGGAAATGAGCGCCTTCATCGAGCGCGTCTTCCGCTTCCTTCAGGCCGCCCCATTGCGCGCGCGCATCACGATAGCCTGGGATGGTGTCGTCCATGGCATTCAGAAGTTGTGATTTCGCTTCCATGCTTGCACGCAAAGCGTTGCCCGTCAGACCACCTGTACGCGTACGAGACGAAATGAGGTCGTCCAACGCCATCTTCACATAGTGGGCATACCGCGCCGCATTATCTGTGATGCCGCCTTCCACGAGTCCAAGCTCACGGTCAGTGGCAAAAAGCGATCTGGCGCGAGAAATTGCGCCGCGCGTCAGCGGTGCGCGCTCGATACGCTCCACAGCGGCGCCAATGGCGAGTTTTTGCTCGGTTGTCGTCTGACGTTCGAAGATTGGCCGATAGAGGTTTGCGCTCACCTCTTTGTATTGCTTCGAGAGCGCTTCGATGGCCGCCTGTCTCGTCTGCGACACGCTCATTCTCCGCTCAAGATCACGCAGGATACGCACCGGCGCCGCATGGAAGCGCTCCGATGCGCGCTCAGTCGCCCGCTGTCCAGTCTCACCAGGGCGCTGCGCAATCGACCGCAGCGTGCGCACGCCTGGATCATCGAACAGATCGGCCAAGACACGGCCCTGCGGCTTTTGGCGCGCTTCGCCAATTGCGCGCTCCACATCGGTTGCGCTCATGCGGCGGCGCGAGGCCAGCGTATCGACCGTGCGAACCACATCACCCGGCAGACGCGGCGGCCCGCTCGCTGCCGGCGGACGCGGCGGCTTCGGCCCACCAGTACGGCGCGGGAACGGGATCGGGTTGCTGTAGAACTGGTTGTTCGGCGGAGCGAGGGTCATGCCGAATTGCGGCTGCGGCTTTGCCGGCATCTGCGGATATTGGCGGGGGATGGAGGATTGCTGTTGGTCGCCGCCAGACTCATTTTTGACCCACGGCTTCGAAGGTGGGTTGTTCATTAAGTTAATTGCTGACTTGTCCCATTCGCGTCGTCCAATTCGCTCATGGATGGCGGCTACAGCCTCAGCTTTGTTTTTGAAGCGAAGACGGGCGCCTAAAAAGCGACCGGCGATCTCCTCCAGAGTATCTTTGCCTATCTGCTTGTCGTTCGCCAATTGAGCGAGGATGTCGTAACCTTCTTGGCCCGTTGCTCTTGCTTTTAATCGCCCCACATAGTCAGCGATTGGTCCAGGCGGCGGCTCGTCCAAGTAGCTATTCCGACCGTTGATCATGGGGTTATCTTGCCCCCTCATCTGCCCCTGCTGCGGGCCCGCATTGTCGCCCATCTGCAGCGGGCGGCGGGGAAGAGCGCCATCACCTTGCGTTTGCTGCGGCAACCCAAAACGCGGCTGCACATCGCTCGGATTGCGCACCATGAAGCTGTTCTCAGAAACACGCTCAGCATTGCGCGCATAGACAGGACGCACATTGCCGCCTTCGCCATCGGCATACATGCTCGCAAGCTCAGGCTTATGCGTCAGATAGATGTTGCCATTGTCGCCGCTGAAATTCTCGAAGTCGCGGGTCGTGCCGTGAAAAAGCGGTTGATCGACGTTGAAGCCCTGTTCACGCAATTGCGCGAGACGTGCGGCGTCGTCCATCGGCGGCCGAGGTCTCGCCGCAGCGCGCAAATCTTCGCTCCCGCCGACATGCGATTGCCGAAACGGCTCGGCAGGGCGCACAGGCAGCACAGAGCCATCAGACGCACGAGCCATCTGCGTGGCCGGCGCCCCACCGCTTGGCGGCATTTCAGGCGGCGGCGTCACATTGCGCATCGGCGGCCCGCCACGGCGCGGAAGAGCGCGAGACGCGAGCGAGCCTAGCGCGGAGAAGCCATTGACAGCGATCGGCGCAGCCGCGCCAAGCGTAGCACCCGCAGGCATGGCCTCATTACCCGCCTGCAAGCGCTGCGAGACATCGCCCCCATCTTCATTGCCGGCTGCAAAGAGGCCCGACCATAACGCGCCGTTTGCCGCGCCTTCCGTCATCTGGCGCAGAAGCAACGGAAGCCCGCGAGAACCCTGCGCGGCGGCATTGGCGATCGATGGCGCGGCGCCGCCGCCAGCCGTCGCCAAGATCGGCAAAGCCCCGCCCGTTCCCGTCAGCAGATCCGCAACAATCGGGCGGCGGGCGCGGAAGTCCCGATTATCAGCGCGCGCATTGTCTACAGCGCCGCGATAGCCGCGTTGATAACCCTCGACTGGATTGCGGCCATGAATACCCTCGCTCATCGCATTGCCTGCGCCGACGACCGCAGAGCCAATCTCTTCGTTGAATGGAATGGCGCCGCTGAGCGTCGTGCTGACGCTCCGCATGATCTCATCGGCGAGTGGGCGCGACTGGCCTCGACGTGGAGGAGCCGGCGGCGTTGCAGCGCGCTGTTGCTGCGGACCACCGAAGCGAGCCTGCATCGCACGCTGCATTTCGGCACGCGGGGTTCCATCGGGAAACTGGACTTGCTCCCCGCCTGGACCCAAAATTGTCGTGGGCATTATTCGATCTGGCCAGTCGCTGGATTGTAGCGAAGTGCGGCGCCGCCGCCTTGTGCCGGCGCCGCCTGGGGTGCTGGAGGCTGTCCGCCACCATGCCGCTGACTATAATAGCGCTGCGAATCCCGGCGCACTTGCGCGCGCAATCGCGGTTCGATTGCCGACCAATGCTCATCCCATCCATCGAGCGTCGGATGCTGTGAAAGCCAATTGCGCATATCTGCAACGGCGTGCTGTTGCGTCACAGCGTCTTCGGCTTGACGAAAATACAGGTCTCGATTCACCTCTTCCTTATTTGTAGGCGATGGATAGCGGCCCGCCGCCATATTCTGCTCTGTCGCAGTGTTGAACATCCCGGATGTGCCGGGTTGCCAATTCGCCCCTACCATTTGCCGTGAGAGCGATTGCAGCCTTTGCGCATTTGGCGGACGCATAAATTCAGGAAGGTTTGGATCATTCTGGATGCCGCCGGTATCGGCATTAGCATTGATGTCGATAAAGCGCTGAGCGCTGCGCAGCGTACGCACCCCCATCTGCGACATATTGTTGAGATTGGTGAACCGCTCACGCGCTTCCGGCACAGCCGTATCTGCGCTCAGCGCCTGCCAACGTCCTTTACCGCCTTGGCTAATGCGATAAACGACACGCTCGCCCGTCTGCGGATTTGTTGCGGTCGCGCCGTCATAGAGGCCGGGCATTATTGCTCCCCGTCATCATCAAGAACAAACCCATCAGGCACATCGCTATTGCCACCCGCGCCGCCAGAGTGCTCAAGGTGATCGAGATAACGCGATTGATACGGCGTCAGCGGTTGTGTGGCGCGCGCTTGGGCGGCCATAAATGCTTGGATCGCGGCTTGCGGATTTGCGCGCGCTGCCGCCTGTTGCTCAGCTGGTAAGCCGCTGACCCAAGCTTGAAGCGCTTGCTGTTGAGAATCTTGTGCGCCCCACTCTTCCGCCTGCCTTGTACGCTGTAACTTGGTGAATGCGTCTTCGCCCGCCTGCCTTTGCGCTGCGAGCGCGTCCGCTTGATCCTGCTGAAGGCCCTCCAGTCTCGCATTCAGGGCGCCACGACTCCCGCCAATTTGCTGCAGTGCAGCCCCGAGCGTGCCGAGGCTCTCCCAGTTTGCCCAGGACGAGCCGAACAGGCCGCGCGGGCCAGTCTTTGGCGGCTCCGGCGCTGCGGTCGTGATCGGCAGCGCGGCCTTGGCCGCCGATGGCTGCGCCACAGGAGCGCGGCTGCCAAACAGGCCCATCAGCGTACTGCCGCTTCGAGTGGAGTCAGAGCAGCAGCCGTCGCGCCGGCGATCTGATCAAGAGCGTGACGCACCAAAGCGTGCTGCTCAGGATGCTTGGCCCGCAAATAATCCATCTGAGGATTTTTCGCATCGAGAAACGCCGTGCACAGCCAACAATCGAGCGAGCTTTTCGTCACCTCATAATGCGCCGGAACGGCGACGCCTTCGCGCTCCAGAAATGCAAACACGTCAGATTCAGTCCAATCCTGCAACGGCAATTCATAGGTCACGCCGCCGACCACATCGCCATGCCGCACGATCCCCTTGTAATGCTCGTCATTGCGTTGGCCGCGAATGATCGTCGTGAAGCCATGTTCTTTCATTTTGGCTTCGAGCGGCGCCCAAAAATTACGACCGCAGCACTCGATCCAAGACCGCAACTTGACCCCCTTCCGGCCTGTGAATTTCATACCCCATTCAGTATGGGCGACTGGGACCACATCGACCGGCCAGCCATGCTCGCCAATATCCGCCGCCACATCGGAGCGCACCTCTAAGAAATGCGGGACCATCGCCGCGATTTCTTTCATCTGCGCGATTGTCTCGGGAAATGCGGCTCCAGTGTTGAGCCAAACCACCGTAGTTTCATCCCAACGCGGACGCAGGAGATAGAGGCAAGCAAGGCTGTCTTTGCCGCCGCCGAATTGCAGCGCCGCTTTTGTCATCAGAAGATCGCCGCTGCCGCCGAAATGGCGGTTCCCGCCGCCGCGGCGCCCTGACCGGTGTCCGGAACCGTGCCCTCGCCTTTACTCTTGCTGGTTTGCGTCGTGTAAAGCGCCGGATTGGCCTGGCTGATCATGGCGAGCAGATCGCTGATCTGCTGCATGTGCGCAGCCTGCGGGTTGCTCTCCAGATCGACCTTGCGCTGCTGCTCGCCAAGTGTGCCGAGCAGCCCGAGTTGCGTGTTGTTGTTGTTCACGTCGAACTTCGCGGCGTCTTGCGCCTGGCTGAAATTGCTGCTGTTGAGGCCGGACAGCGTCGCCGCCAAAGTGCGCGCATTGTCAGCGCCGTACTGACCCAGCGTCACTCCCATGCGCGAGCCGCCATAAGCCCCCGTTGGCATCCCGGCGCTAATCGCATTGGCTCCCACATCGACGCCATGGCCCCAATCCGCAATCGTCGAGTCGATCACGTCCTGCTGATATGGGTTCATGTATTTGCTGAGATCGGCCTCGCCTAATGCGAACGGCGTCATATCCCCAGCGGCAGAAAATGCGCTTTGCTGAAGCTGCGAGGCGGGTGTGATCTGCACCGGTTGATTGGCCAGATCGTTGATCTGACCAAGCAGATTGTTTGTCGGCGTTGAAAACTGCGCCGGCACCTTTGGCGTCGAGACAGTTTTCACATTGGTCTTTTGCGTCGGCGGGTCACTAAAGGCGCCAGCCGGGTCTAAAATAGTGCCCTTCCCGCCTCCTGAAACGCCCATGCTACAACTTCTTTCTCAAAATGACGCCAGCTACTTCATAACCATGCGGCGCAAATAGACGCGCCCAGCCAACACGGCCGGCTTGGATGATCACTTCCTTTGCGCCGGCCGCCGCCGCCCACGCCTCGATGCGCGGCGTCATCTCATTGACGATTTCGTCAGGGTCGCCCGCGACGGGGCCGCCCTCCAGGACGCCATTAGTATAGAGCCGCGTGAAGATGTCGGACTTGTCTCCGGCCCACCATTGCGCGTGATTGGCCGCGATCTCGCTTTCGAGATCGGCAATCCTGAGAAACGGATGATCCTCAAGCGCTTCAGTCCAGCCCTGCCGCGCGCGCTCGGAGATCACAGAACCGTCCACACCGGCGCACCACTCGCCACGGTCAAACGAACGACCTTGTTCGTCGCCGTGTCGATGAAGTCGAGGAAGGCGATGGCTTCATTCTTCTTGACGTTCAGCAAATCAGCTTTGCGCACGAGGCGGCGAACATCGGCTTGATCGGCGGCACTGTATTGCGGCGGCGCGGTTGGAAGCTCAATCACACCAACCGCCAGCCCAAAATGCCAGCAGCGACAATCTCGATCGGCTGCTCGCCACCCTCATAGACGAACCATCTCTCGCCATCGCGATAGCCGGTATCTTCGCCCTGATAACGCTTCCACACGACCAGCAGCGTTTTATCCGCTGGCGCGGCATCGCGGTCATAATTGAACGGCTGTTCGCCCTCTGGCGTCACTGCATAGCGTTGCCCAGGCATGTTCGTCTGATTACTGAATTGATCGACCCAAATGCCGATCGCGACCACAGGCGACGGCAAGCGGCCCCAGGGGAAGCTTACGGCCACCCCAACATTGCGTCCGTCGATGGCCACCGCCTCAGCAGCTTTCGGCAAGGCCAGCACGCAATCAAGATCGCCATGCGTCTCTTTCAACTCGGAAAGCTGCGCGATGAGCTGGCTGATTTTCATGGCGTTGGATGGCATTAGCGGCGCCCCCCAGGAATCACATCAAAACGCGGTGCGCCCCATTGGCCGGCGCCCTGAAACTCTACACGCATCCGCATGGCCCGGCCTGCAAAATGCCCATCGACGGGATTGGGTGCGACAAATGGGCCAAAGGTCGTATCGGAATCATTGTTCCATTCGCGCGCCTTCACATAAAGCTCCACATCGCCAGCCGTGCGCTCGTCCATGATCACGTCACGCACCTTGATGATCCTGTCACCATTGTCGCTCTCGAGTGGGCCGCTCTCCACGAATGGTGTTTGATCCCAGGAAATCCCGTTCTCGTGATCATAGAGATAGCCGTCAGAGCTGCACATGATCGGGTAATTGTAAATCCCGCGATCCGCGCCGCAGAGCCGCGATAAGGGGTGCAAATTCCAATGCTGCTCCTTGTAATTATAGACCACAGCCATGTCGTTTTCGTTCGACGCGGCGCTTGGGTAAAACCACCAAATCTCGGAAAACTGACTGACCAGTGTGCAGCTAATTTTGGAGCGCTGAACCTTGTTCATGTCGCTAAATACGGCATCGTAAACATCGCACGATAGCTGCTGTGCGCTGGCGCCGTCCCATTGCCAGAAATTGTCCTGGCTCATCCAAGTGTAATTGCTGCCCACGGCAGCACCAGGCTTCCTCGAAATCGCGCCGCAATTTTCGCCCACGCGGTCGATCAAATAGACATTCGGCAAGCCGACATAGCTCATCAGATGGATATCAAGCTCGGTGAAGAGCAGGGTCTGCGTGCGCGTCTTGGCCCCGCACATCAAGCCGCCCTGGCTTTGAATATCGTAATCGCCTGCCTGGTTGGTGCTCGATGGCGTCCAGGTCGTGTGATTGCCGCGGTCGCTCCATGCCACCGTGCGCCGCGCGCCGCCGGACCCCAGGGCCACCAGGAAGCCCTCTTGCGTCACCACGATGCCTTGATTGCCGGTCGGCGCTCCCGACACCGCAGCCGCCTTGTGCGGCGTGCCGATGTCCTTGTCCCAGGAGTAAATCACGCCATCGTCGGCGGCCAACATCACCGGCGTGGCGCCGAACATGTCGAGCTGCCACATCGTCGCCTCGTAAGCGATGCCGATTGAGTCGATGCGCGGCGTTCCGTATGCGCCAGTGCCGTAAAAACTGGAGCCATAACCGCCGCCGGCAGCGGCATCGGCGTGGCCTGCTGTGAACCCAACCGGCGTGATATCCACCAGCGCAGTCAAAGATGGCGTCAGCGCATAGAGCTTCGATTCTGTCCCGACGATCACAAACCGCGTCCCGTCATCGTCGCGGAACGTCATGATCGCACGAGGCTTGCCTGTGACGGGCGTCGCCGTACGCGCCGCCCATGCGCCTATCGGAAACAGCGAGCCCTCATACCAGCGCACATAGGCGCCGTCATACCAGCGGCCCATCGTTTGATAGAGCGTGCCGCGCCGGGAAAGACCAGGCTGCACATTGGTTTTGACAAACATCAGAACGTGTACGGCGTCAGCATCTGCATCGCGCCGCCGCCCACAGCATCTGATCGCACCTGCATATTGATCTGCGCCAGAAGCGCCTCGAAGCGCTGCCCGTAAGAACGCGGATCGTCCGAGAAGGCGCCAGCCTCATCGAGCGCGCCGTAAAGGTAGAGGTTTGGATAATCGCGCAAGACACGGTTCGCCGCCGCGCCTGACGCAAAGAAGTCAAGCCGGCGAGTGTAAAGCAGTTTGCCTGTGTAGGTCGTCGCGCCCGGGTTCGGCGCAAAGCTAAAATAATCTAGATCGTCGCTTTCTCCCTCGATCGCGAACCATTCCGGGCGATTCGTCGAATACATCGCATTCAGCATCGCGATGCGCTCCGGGGTCTCCGGCGTCAAAGGCGTGTCGAAGCTGTCATCGATCCAGAGCCGGGACACAGCCGCGAAGTCAGTCGGCGCCGCGACACGCTGCGCATTGATCGTCAGATCGGCTGTTTTCTGCATAAACGGCACACGCAGACCGAGATTAATGCGCGTGTGCGCAAGGCGGCAGAAATGATCGACCGTGCCTGTGGAGCGATTCCAGTTGAAATTGAGCACAGCCGCTTGGAGCGCCGTGTAATCTGAGATCGCGGCCAATTACAACCGCCCCGGCGCCGTGCGAAGAAGCTTGTTATCCGAATCGTTCAGAAACTTCTTGTACCACTTTTCGTCCGTCTCGGGCCGCCAGAGATCGACGCCGCCATTGGTCTGGATCAGCACTTTATTGCGCACCAATGCCGGGATCGATGCGACCCGGCGCATGGATCTGTCTTTAGTGTAGCCGTCATTCTCGGTGAGCATCGCCTTATTAAGTTCGAGGATATCGTAACAATCCTGGTAACCTCGAACGATCAAATCGCCCGTCTCTGGGTCATCCTCAAACGTGTATTTGACGCCGGCAGAAGACATGAAGGCGGACTCTTCGCCGGAGCCGCCCTGCATCTGCCTTTCAAAGCTCTGCAGGCGCGGCGGAATAGCGGGGCCAACGGCATAACCATCGGCCCCCAATTCAGGTAAACGCCCTTTGGGCAAATCAGCCAAAGCCGATTTCCTTCAGGTCGCGCTCTGTCGGGTTGAAGCCTAATTCACCGCCATCCAAAGCCGAGCGCCACTCCTCGCCTTGGGCGACGCCATTGGCGAGCCGAAACTCGGTGTTCGCCTTCGCCCGCATTGCGGCCAAGAGATCACGCCTGTTTTGCTGGAGCCACTTTGTCGCAAATGCTGGATCGATCGGTTCAATCCAGCGCTTGTTGAATAGCGAGCGCGCCGATTGCTCCGGGATATGGCACACCGCGCCAGCCGCGAAGCGCTCGAATCCATCCTCGCCGCCAGTGCTGATTTCCGCGTGACCCCAATGCGTGACGCGAACCTCAACCAGATCGCCCATGTATGGATTGACGGCTCGGCCGCGAAACGACGACACGACAGGCTGGCCCTGCGCCTGTGACGCAATGCTGGCCTCAGACGCCTCGCGATCGGCAATGGCTTTCGCCGCCGCCTTTAGCGCTTTTGCTTCGCGCGCTTTCGCCATCGGATCGGAACGCAATGGCGCTTCGACCGCCGCCTCTTCCTGAGGCGGCGGCTCGTTCTCGATTTCAGACATACTCACTCCTCAGGTCAAATCGGCGATCACAGCCGAAGCTTTTTCGTTCTTGAAGACAATCGAGCCCTCAACAGTGATCAGCCATTTGCGCGCGTCGCCGGTGCGGCCCAGCTCTTCGTTCCCGGCCTCATCGAGCGATGCGTATTCCCAATAATCGGGATCGCAGATGAAGCAGTCTCGCGTCAGGCCATAGGGGTGCGGGAACAACGTGATCTCGCCGAAGTCGGACGTGTAAGTGTCCGCTGCGCCGATGATGCTCGCCATCCCACGGCCAGGCGCGTCCTTGCGGATCGCAGCGATGCCGGTGAAGGAGCTGAACTGCTGCTTATGCGGTCCGCCCATAAAAGCGATGTAGTTGTTTTTGCCCATGCCGCGCGACGTGAAGAGATTCGACATACAGGTTTTGACGAGGCTTTCGGTAAATGTGCGCTGCGTGCCGTTGGTCGCCGCAGCGACAACGCCGGCCGAGAAACCGCCGTCAGAGCCGCCAGCGCCGCGGCTGTCATTGGAAGTCAAGCACGCCAAAGCCCCAGCGTATTTCCGGGTCGTGGCGCCAGATTCATTGACTGACGCGTAATTGCCGATTGCACGCATTTCCTGGTCGCGCCGCACTTCAAGCATACGAATGGTCTTGAGGCGGTTGGTTTCGTTCGGCCGGCCAGCAGTCCGCACTTTATCGGCAGTGCGCGACACAGTGTATGCCGCCGCCGAGATCATGCAAAAATTACCGAGCCGCGTCGTGAAATTGCCCGCCGCCGCCGTGTAATCGTCGCCTTCAAGCTGCGCATTGGTCGCGACCGGCGTGGCGAGCGTTTCCGTCTGCCATTCCGTATAGCGCGCGTTAGCGTCGCCCTTGCCGATGGTCGTCAAAAATGGCGTCTCTTCAGGAGCGACACGCCAAATCTTATCTCTCAGATCCTCGCGCTGGCCAATCGTGACCAGCGTGGTTACGGTGTTTGTTGGAGCCGTCATCTACGGACGCCCTTTCTCGCTTTTTGTGCGTCCTCGGCGTCAAACAGCGCCACCATGTCGCTGATGGCGCCTGTTTTGGTCGCGCGCTGACTGACCGCCTGAAGAACGCGTTGTGGGGATGCTGCGCCTTGCCCAGTCGCGCCGGGCACCGGCTTGGCGTGTGAGGTCGGATTTTTCCGAGGAATTGCGGCCTGCTTCGATGCAGCGCTTTGGGCCTCTCTGTACTTCAAGCCGTCAAGAGCGAGGCTCGCAATACTGAGTTCGACCGCGCTTGCTCGCGCAATCACGTCCCCGAAGCCCCGTGTACTCAGAAATTCCACTACGGCTTCCACCCTCTTGAGACCCGTTTTCGGATCGCAAAGTTCGGGTGCAAGCTCCGGAAGTTTCTGCACTTCGGCGGCTCTGAAAGCCTGTAACGCTTCGGCATCCCGTTCGGCGGCAGCGGCTTTCGCCTGCTCCACCTCGGCCTTCTCCGCATCGTACAGGGCTTTATTTCGTGTAATGGCGTCAAATTCCGCATCATCGCGCGCATTGCGCAGCGCGGCGGCCCAATCGATCGGGCCTTGCGATTTCTCCTGCCATTTTTGCTCGAACGCATCAGCGCCGAGCTTGGCGAATTCCTGTAATTGCGCGGCGGCAGTTTGGACCTGCTTACCGGCCTCGCTCGCCTTCTGCATGGCCTGCGCAACGGCGCGGTCGCGGTCTGCTTCGCGCCGTGCGACAATAGCGCGCGCGGCGGGCGTCAGCTCAGCCCACGTCGCAGCGTCTTCCTTGGACCACGAAACAGGCGGCGGGATTTCCGGCTCGGAGGGCTCTTCTGTCTCTTCTTCTTCAGCCTCGCCTTCATCGTCTTCGGCGCTGGAGTCGCTGGCTTCTAGTTCTTCTTCAGCCTCGCCATCAACTGTCTCAACCTGTTCTTCTGCGTCCTCGGCAACATCGACGGCCTCGTCTTTTACTTTGGGCGCCGCATCAAATTCCGCCGCCATTTGGTCGATCGACAAGGACGGCGCAGCCGCTGCAATCTCACTCATCGTTCACCTGCATTAATTCTGCGATCTCTTTTTCATGATTGGCGGCTACGCCGTCCGTAATATCAGCGATCAACATCCGCTCAAGCTGCGGCAGCGTGTTGATCGCCATATAAATCCGCTCACGCGCCACGCTGGCTTCGATTGGGCTGGCGACAATGGCTTCAAGCAGATGGTTGCGGACTCGCCCCACGGCGTCTCGCAGGCCCGGCAATTCGCGCTCTGCACTGGTGCCTTTGGAGACACGCTCAGATATCGTCCGAGGCGCCCTACTCACTCAGTGAGCCGCCTGGACGATTGGAGGGCAAAGATTCGTCGCCCTTGCTTTGAGCGATATCGATCTTGGCTTGCGCATTGGCATGGCCGATCTCGCGATCATGCTCGATTTGCCGCTCTTTTAGCTGAAACTCTAAGTCCTGCTGCCTGATCGCGAGCTGGTATTCTGTGTTTTGCTTGTCGATAGCGAGCTGCTTTTCAGCCTCCGCCTTGCCGTGCGCCAAGGCCGCCTCAGCGAGAGCTTTGTCGTTTGCCAGCTTGTCCGCCAAAGCGGCTTCCTGATTCTTGCGCTGCAGCGTCTGCGCCGCCTCCGCATCCTTGCGGTCTTGTTCACGCCTGCCGATTTCTTCCGTATGCGCCTGCTGCTGTTGAGCGAGTTTCGCTTTAACTTGTACCTCAAGCATTTTCGGATCTGGCTTCGGCTGCGCCGCCGCTTGCGCAAGCTGTTGGCCCTCTTCACTCTCCGGATCGGTGAAGAAGGTCGTCTTCTTAACGCCGGCCTGCTCTTTCAACCAATCGGCGAAGGAGAACACGTTCTTCGCCGTCACGACAGGCGGGCTGATCGCGCCGGTGGCCTGGCCTTCCACGATTTTGTCCATCAGACCGCCGATCATGCCGGCAAGCTGCATGTTCATCTCGCGGCCACCGGCGCCCATGCCGATTTCAACCGTGAAATCCTTGCGCTCGCCCCATTTGGTGGGATCGACTTGCACCCATTTATTGCGCAAGCGTTGCGCCATCGGTTGATCCATGCCGGATGTCCGAAGCAATGAATGCACCAGCAGGAAAAGGTCGCGAATACCGGTCTCTGCAAGCGTGCGCGCGATCAGCCGGAGACGCTTTTGCGCATTGGTCATCAGCGCCTGAGCGCCTTTGGCCGTATCGTGCAGCGTGTCAGGATTTAACCCCTGCGCATTGCGCGTAATACCGGTTCGCGTCTCGCCAACCGTCGCCATATATTCCAGCGACTCAAGCGCGTTAAAATCATTCTTGGTGCTCACCAACGGCGCCAGCGCGTCGCCGCGCGACCTCACCGGATAGCCGGGCGAGTTATTGAGATAATCCTGCAGCGTGTGCTCGGTCACCTTGTCTATGTTGATTTCATGGCGCGAGTTAATCGAGAAAAAGCCGCCATCGAGATGCAAGCGCAGAAGCGCCGTCATGATCTTCTGCAGCTCAATCGACAGATCCGCGAGGGAGCGGCCAATCGCGCGATGCGGCTGACGAAATGGCGTGCCAAGCGCAAACGGCACGGCCTCTAGTTTTTCCTTGTCAAGCAGCACCGTCTCGCGCTCGTCGGTGATGATGCGCCAGATTTCGGGATCACCGTCGCCGTCTGCATCGACGCGCAACACATGCACGTAAATCAGGACCTGACGCAGATCGTGCGTCGGGCTGCCCGAAAGCATTGGCTGATCGCTTTCGCCCACGGTATCGCGCGCCGTATCGATTTGCATCTGCGCCGCGCCATTCCAGCCCGGCAGTTCATCAACCAAATCAGGATCGAAACCGGTCCACTTCAGCTCCTGAGCGCGCGGACGCTTACGGGCGACACTATAAGTGGATTTGCTGAGCCGCACCGTGTCACGCGCATAGGCGAAGTCTTCGGGAGCGATGTTCTCGATCTGCACACACACATTCTTGCGTCCACGCTCAATCGTCACGGTGAAGATCGGACCAAGCAGCGGGTCTTCGCCACTCTGCTCGACGCTCAAAATCTTGACCGCGCCAGCCTGTTCTTGCTGCTGCAATTGCTGCACAGCTAAGGCATGTTGGTTTTGCAGCGTCTCTTCTTCGTAGGCCTCTTTACGTTCGATCCAGGCATGGAAAACCCCAGCCTTCATCAGCAGCGCGTCATGCACGTAATCATGGATCAGGCCGAAGCCGTCATTGTCATTGGTTATAACATTGTTGACGACCGCGGTTTCCTGCTTTGCGCCCTCTTCGTCTTCTTCGCCGATCGGCTTGAAAGCGCCTATGTCCTCGCCGCCAAGGAAGATTTCCACAAGGTCAGGCATCGCCTGCCAAACCATGTCGCTGACGGTAGTATGAACAGCTTTGGAGCGATTGGCTGCGACCGGGATCTCGCTCATGTCGCCCTTGTAATAATTCAGGGCGCGTTCACGATCATCAATCAGCTCATCACCATTGTCGAGACCGATTGCATTCTGACGCTCGGCGCGGACCATGGCGAGAAAGTCGTCGTCGCCATAGATGAGCTTTTCGGCGGCTTCTGGTTTTCCCGCGGACTGCTCAGCTACGCCATACGCCATCAGGTGAAATTACCCATGCCGATCACCGAAACATTCGCGCCAGTCGTCACCTTCCATGCGCCAGACACGCTCTTAAGCCCGAGTGGGATGAAAAACGGCTTTAAGTCGCCCACGCTCAACGCGCCGCCTGCAAAAACCGTTATCGATGTCGCATCATCCAAAAGCGCCACAGCGCCGGGGCTTGTCGTCGCTGGAATCACCAAAAGACCGGAAACTAGATCGCCTGCCGCTCCCGTAGCGCCAAGCGCCTGAGCGGTCTGCGATGCCGCAACCGTCTCGTATTCCGTGCTTCCCGTTGCGCCGACAACAAGCGGATCATCGCTCGCCAACGTGACACGCTGTGTGCCAGTTCCAACCGCGCCAGCGCCAGCGGACGCATCATTCGCCGTCCCATCCGCACCAAGTGAAAGCTTCACACGCTGATATTTAACGCCGCCGATCTCGTCGGCAGCCACCGTTGCTCCGGTTCCGGGCGTGATGTCTACATTATCGGCCATATCAGCTCGCGCTCGTCAAAATGAGAAGAAGCCCAACCGGAGATCCCGCGCCGCCAGCGCCTCCACCTGGGTCTTGTGTGCCAGAATCCACATCGGCCGACGTGTTCAAGAGCCAAATCGACGGCATGAAGAAGCCAAGGATGAAGTTCATCGCCCGCCCAAGATCAACGTCGCGGTGGTGCCGACCGCATAAACCAATTGCGTTGCAATCGGCAGCCAGCCGCCCGCCGGAACAGACGAAAACGTGACGTCGGTCCCGCCAGCCGTCTTCACCTTCACGTCGCCAGCGCCGCCGACATAAAGCCCCACCCAATGATTCTGGTTGGTCGCGTGCGGCGTCACCGCCACCATGTCGGTCAAAATGCCGCTATTGTTGAAACTCATCTCAGACGCCCGTCATGACGCGGCCAAAGACGTAGATGTCCGCAGTCGCCGCCGCGCCCTGCGCCGTGGTCAACGAGAAATATGGCGCGGTAGACCGGATTGCCTTCCCAAGCGCTGTCAGCGTCAAATCAAGCGCCAATGTCGGTCCGGTGAGATCAGAATAAGCCTGCGCCGCGGCTACGATAATGCCGCCTGCGGGCTTTGTAATCGCCGTATAAACACCGCCAGCCGCAGTATCGAGGCTAATACTCGCATTAGCAACGCGGATCGCGTCGATCATGTATGCCGCTGGCAGCGATCCGCCGATGACCGACATAAGCTGATCAGTCGTGACGTTCATATTAGCGCCAATCAGCTTGAACAACAGCTGTGAAAAGCCGGGGAATTGCGCCGGTACGATCAATGACATTGCGATTTATCCTTCATCACACCATCCCTAAAACTGGCATCGGCAAGTGCTCGATATGCTTGCGTGGCTCTTCGTAATCGATCGCCATCAGGCCAAACGCGTCCGCGAAGTGCGAGGCCCAATCGTGCATCGGGCCAAGACCTTCATCCGTCTCTTTGTGCTTGCGCTCATGATATCCCTGCAGCGCATCGCGCAGATTCTGCGTCGTCGCCCTGTTGAACCATATCCGCGAAAAATACCGCCGCGCCGTCTGGATACGCTGCATCACAATGCCGGGCGGGCTATGCACTTTCTTTGTTTGAAAGCCGGCACTCTTTAATTGGGCCTCGAAGTCGATCCCGTATGGGTTATCAGCGTGCGTCTGCGCCGCATCGTGCGGCACAACGCATAACGCCCTCCCCCAGCCGCGAGCGCGCAACTCATTGACATAATAGCCAAGCACTTGGCCTACGCCTTCAATCGCATCAAGAATGCGCATCTCGCGGTCCACAAACTGGCAGATGATGATCGTCATCGCGTCGGCTTTTTTGCCTGGCCCGCCGATATCGAAATAGGCCCGGATCTGCATCAGTGGATCTTGAGCCACATTGCAAATACGCCCTTGCTGCTCGGCCTCGCGCAGCAATTGAGCGTAATAAGCGCCCTGAATCGCCGCATCGAAATCGCACTCAAACTCCTGCCGATATTGATCGTCAGACATGCCACGTCGCAGGTCATCAAGCTCGTCTGATGGAATGATGCCGCTCTCGCTCGCCCGCAGCGTCATTGAAAACCAATTGTCCGGATCAGCCTCGGCTTCCTTGTGCAAACGATAGAATGCGTTCTTGCCCTTTGGCGTGCCGATAAAGGCCGCCCATCCTTTGTAATCCGACAGCATCGGGCGAATAATCAGCGGCCACACGGTCGGAGCCCAATCGCCATACTCATCCGGCACCACACCATCGAGATAATCACCGCGAAGGCTGTCCGGGTTGTCAGCGCCAAATAACCGAAGCTCAGCGCCATTCGGGTAGGTGAGCTTCAGCTCGCTCTCATTGAACTGCCGCCCCGGCACTGGATTCGCGTAATGCTTGGCGTAGCCCCAGGCGATCCGCTTCGCCTGATTATAGAATGGCGCGATGTATGCGTAACGCGGCGGCGGCCAAGTGCGCTCATTGCGCAACGCCGCACGCTGTAGATCATTCAGGCTTGCGACGGTCTTTCCGCCGCGCCGATGCACCACCATGCTCGACCAGCGCTGTATGCGCTCATGGAACGGCTTGAATGGCGCACGTGGCCGATAGGGTATCTCTACCCTTTGGTATCCGTCTGCCACGAGAACACAATCTTGCCGCCCTCATTGTCAGCGTGGTTCAGTTGCACAGGAATTAACTTAGGCAAAAGCTGCGTGTAGAAAATATCCTGGTTGGTCTTGGCCCACTTGTTGAAATTGGCCTGCCCGCCCAGATGATCGTAAGCCATCTCGAAGGCGCGCTTCACTTCAGCTGTGGTCTTGTTTGGCACGCCCTTAGGGCGGCCCTTTCCCCTATTCCCGCTCATGATCCCGTAAATGCCCGTATTTTACGGCGCATCCGCCGGCTCATGCAGCGGACGGCCATTGCTTGGATTGTGGTCGTAGCCCGCCGGCTGATCCACAACGCCGCTGTCGATCGGGCCGAGCGGCGGGCTCCATCGATCATGACGCGCACGATCAGCGGCGACAAGTCCGAACATACCCGACTGCACAGCGCTGTATGCACCCATGCCGCCGATAGCGAGGCCAACCAGCAGCGCGAGCGCCGAGCCGCGCCAAAAACCATGAGCCTCTGCTCGGTGTTCTGCTTTCGCTATCTCGGTTGAATGCGCCTGGCCGATGCGGCCAATCTCGCTGACGTGCGTTGCTGTGACTTCGGCGAAGCGTTCCTGCTTGCCTTGTTCAAAACCCTCAGCGCGGATGCGGTCGGCAACGGCCTGGCCGCGCGACGTCGCATCGGATGGGATAGCGTGAACGGTCACTCGGCGGCCACTGACTCAGATTGGGCATCGCCAAACGAGCTGAACTCGATCTCGACAGGATCGCTTTCATCAGCGATGGGCGGGTCAAGCGGCCTGCCGCCATTGCGGATCAGCACGGCGGCATGATCAGCGATCGCATCACGATACGCCAGCAGCGCCGCCAGGCGGTCATTGGCGGCCTGATGCGCCCTGCCCTCGATCTCCAACGCCTCCAGCGCCCGCTGCTCACGCAGGCAGGCTTCTGATGCATCGTCGGTCGCTTGCTTGATCTCGCCGCGCAAACGCTGCTCTCGCGCGTTCAGCTCGGTCAAATCCTTGGGCAGCGGCTCCACGTTACCGCGCCTTCGCCGTCTTGGCTGACGGGGCCTTGGCCCGGCCTGTGCCGATCTTACGCTTCGCTACGGGCTTCACGGCCTTGCGAACTGGTTTCTTCGCGGTCGCCTTGACCGCCTTCTTTGTTGCTTTCGCCATGATCAATTGCCCTCCGTGAAAGCATCAATCGCATCGCAGGCGGCGCGGATGTCGTCCGTCGATGTGCCGTTGAAGCGGGTTGATTCAAGCACCACAGCCAACGCAGCACGGCGCGCCTCGCCCTTGCGCCACAGGCCGGGGGCGTTGCTAGCGACCTGCCCAGATGCGCCATTCAGATATGGGTCGCACTTAGTCTCCGCCTCTGATTGATCAATTCTCATGCTGCTTCTCCTAAATGCTCCCAGCCGGTCACGACCCAAAGCCCGTTGGATTTACCGGGGGTGGGGTTGTCGAGCTTGAGTGGACCGGCTGGAATCGGAAGCGCCCGCAAACCATTTCTGGATGCGGGCGCAATTTCGTATGCTGCAAAAACTCAAGTGATTTTCCTGCTGTGTCAAGCGGCCCTGTTCCATCGATGTAGATCAATCGCGTTTTCGGTCTCGTATTCGGCAAGCACTTCCATCGTGGTCTGCACCAAACGCCGCAATGTGCGGATGCTCGTGTCCTTCACTTGGACACGCCGGGCCAGCTCGGCCTGGCTGTCGCCCTGCGTAATCGCATGGAAGCAATGGCGCGCGGACACGCCGCCGCGCTTCAACGCAGCCGCCTCGAAGCTGGCCAGCGTTCGGATCATCTCAGCGCCGCAGCGCAGCTTGAAGTCCAGCGTCGCCGGATTGGAAGGGATCACGATGCCCAATTCTTCCATGCCGCCCCGACCCGCACCACCTGACACCTCAAACTGGATCGCATGAAGATTGGTGGCGAGTGCAACGTGATCAGGCGGCAGGAAGCGCCGCTGCGTCTCGACGCACCACACCGCCTTGTAGAGGCGTGGGCCGTCACGCAGCGGATAGTAGGATTCATTATCCGCCATCCGCTTCCACTCGATGTCGGCGGCGATCTGTTGTGTGCGGCTCATACACCCCTCCCTGGATTTTCACGGCCCTGCTTGTGAAACTGGCCAAGCGCCCAGCCGACCGATGTGTGATCACGCCCGCCCATGAATTTGCCGATCCGCTCCAGGGACCAATCATGCGACCGCAGCAGCGCGTAGCATTCGCGCCGGGCCTGGACGTGCATCCGGAATTTGTTCTTGCTCGCCATCTCATCGAAGGTGAGCGCAAAGCGCGCCGCAATGACGATGCAGCTCCGCTTCGCTGCGGCTTCGGAAAGCGTCGCCCTCATCGGACCAGCCCAGCAATCGGCACGCCCATCTCGCCCAGAGCGATCATGCACTGGTCGAGATCGCGGATGATCAGGGTGGGTACGCCGTTGACGCCCAGGGCGTTGATCACGGCCCGCTGGTCGTCGCTGATGCGCGGCTTGGCTTCCGAGAGCTTGCCGCCCTTCAGCGTCACAGGCGGGGCTTTCAGCTCGATAGCGATCAGGTGACGGTCCGGGCCGAGGATGAACAAATCTGGGATGCCCGATTGCTGCCCCATCGACTTGAGGTAGCCGCCGTAAGCTGCGGCATTGTCGCCGCTGCGGCGGATCCCGGAATTGGGTGTATGCCAGAACATCCATGGCTTTTGCAGGCGCGCTCGCAGGTGAGCGACAATGGATTTGTGCAACGCGTCTTCGCGTCTCATGGCGCAGCTCCTTGGGCTTTGAGGAAGGGCAGGACTTCGGGGTCGGGAGAACCCCATTCGGCACGCCAATCGTGCTTGGCCTTCGCCCAGGCGATCCGCGCAGCGCGGAGATCGGCATCCGAGTGCGCCGGCACGATGCTGGCTGTGCGCTCTAGCCAGAATTCCGCGTATTTGTTCAGCCAAACCTCGAAGGCGTTGACGAAACCGCCCGCCACACCGTCCGGGGTAGTTTTCTTGGCCTCAGGGCTTGCGAGGTAGGCCCGGATCGCCGCCAGGAGTTTTTCCGGTTCAGCCCCAATTCGGTTCCAGCGTTGCACCGAAATGGGCTTCGAGGATTGGCGGTGATGCTTCGGCCACAGCGCCCAAGCCTCGTCGAAACCGGCTGGGTTGGGGGAACCTTTTGGACCCCCTTTAGGGGGTCTTTTGGAGGGG